CCTGTGGTTTTTACTAATCACATTTATGACAATCCTGGTGCGATGTACCCAACTCTCATAAAAAGCCAAAGTGGGGGTTCTGGTCCTTTATATATGTCATCTGTATTAGTTCAGATGTCAACCAAGCAAGAACGAGTAGGAAAATCAGATAACAAGAATGCAAGCGATGATGTTACTCCTCTTTCAAAGGATGTAAATGGATTAACAATGAGAGCATTGACCACAAAAAACCGTTTCGTTCCTCCATTTCTAGAGTGTGAAATGTATTTGAATTTTAGAACAGGTTTGTCAAAGTACTCTGGTTTGTTAGAAATGGCCGAAGGATATGGAATAATACATAAACAAGGACATAGATATGCTGTTGGTGAAGAAGTTTTAGGTTTTTATAAAGAATGGAAGGATGATGATTCTATTTGGGAATCAAAAATTTTACCATTGTTAGAAGATAAACTTAAACAAGAATTAAAATTTAAAAACGAGGCAAATATTGTTTTAAAACAAAAATCTGAAAAAGTTCTTCTCGAAGAATAATTATGGGAGAATCTATAGATTTTGACTATGACCTTTTTGAAAAGGTTATAATGTATAATTGTTTTTTTGATAGTTCATATTTTGAATCAATATATGAACATTTAAATCCAGCATTCTTTTCGGATGAAAAGAATAGAACAATGATTTCTATTCTTTGTGATTTTTATAGAAATCATAAAAAAATTCCAAATCCAACTGAACTAAAATTAAATGTTGTTGATGAGTCTAAAAGAAAAATTTTAAAAGATGTTTTGTTAGGTTTTTCTGACATAGATAAAAAATATAACAAAGAACTTCTTACAAAGAACACAGAAAAGTTTTTAAAAGAAAAAGCTGTTTTCAATACTGTATTGAAAACCAGTCTTAACATCCAAAGTGGAAATATAAACACTTCTGAAATTCTTAAATCTTTTGAGAAAGCATGTTCAATTTCTTTGGTAAATGATAGTGGTTTTGATTATCTAGAAAATATTGATTTACATTGCGAGGAACTACAGAAAACATTTACATATATTCCTTCCGGATGGAAGTGGCTGGATGAAAGAATAGGTGGAGGTTTTCTTGCAACTGGAAAGGCTTTATATGTATTTTATGGAGTAACAAATGTTGGTAAATCAATATTTTTAGGAAATATTGCAACAAATATTTTAAACCAAAATAAAAATGTTGTATTGATCTCAATGGAAATGTCTGAACAAGTTTATGCAAAGAGAATAAGTTCACAATTATCTCAAATTTCTATGGATAATTTATCATCTCAAATCAGTCTTTTGAAAGATAAATTGAATTCATATAAAATAAACCACAGGAATTCAAAACTCATAATTAAAGAATTTCCACCCAAAACAGTATCATGTTTTCATATAAAAACGTATATAGAAAAATTAATAGCATCAGGAGTTAAGCCTGATGTTATTATATTGGATTATTTAAATCTTATTGCTCCAAGCGAGAAAGGAGTTTCTTCATATGAAGCTGTTAAAGAAATAACAGAAATGGTGAGAGCAATGTCTTATCAATTTGAATGTCCTGTTGTAACAGCTACTCAGACGAATAGATCTGGATATAATCAACAAAATCCAGGTCTTGAGACTACCAGTGAATCAATGGGTCTTTCACATACAGCAGATGCTCAGTTTTCAATTTGGACAGAAGAAGAAGATGTTGAATTAGGTATAATCCATCTTGGAATTACGAAAAACAGATTTGGTCCAAGAGATTGTCATACTGTTCTAGAAATAGATTATCCAACACTAACATTGAAAGATCCAGATAATGTTTCTTCTTCTTTTGTTGTTTCTAATAAAACATCAAATAAAAAAGAAAAGAGTGAAGTTTTGGACACAATTGGATTATTGGAATCCTTGGGGGATGATATTGATTGATATGGATATAAGTATATTAATGTCGAACAAATTATATAAAGTTTTTACTCATGGCGATCTCGATGGTGCTGTGAGTCTGCTTTGCTTTCTCTGGAAAAGACCAGATGCTGTGATAGAATATGAAGAATTGTTTAATAACACAATCGAAGAAAGATTGTTGGTTTATAATGAAAAAACAATAAACAAACCAACAACTCTTGTTATGGATTTTTCTTTAAGAGAATCCTTTTTAAATTCAGATAGTTCTGAGTTTGTTTTTATAGATCATCATAAAAATTCTGAAAAGTTTTTTGATAAATTTAAAAATGCAAAAGTTGTTTTTAAAGAAACAACATCAAATACAGCATTGATGTATAATACATTTTTGAAAGAAAATAATAATCTAACAAAGGAACAAAAATATTTAATAGCACTAGCTAATGATTTTGATTGTTATGAACTAAAACTTAAAGATTCTTATGATCTTAATATTTTATTTTGGTCTGAATATAGAGGAAATTTTTCTAAATTTATAAAAGATTATAGTTCTGGTTTTAAACCTTTCACAGATTCACAAAGAAGGTTAATTGAAAATGAAAAATATTTAGGATGCAAATTAGCAGAATCATATCAAAAGTTTTCTGGAGAATTAAAAATAAAGGGAGAAAATTATAAAACTATTGCTGTCATTGGAGAAAAATATAATTTACTTGCAATTGATTGTGTTATAAATAAGTATGATCCAGATATATTCTTCTTTATAAACATAAAGTCGGAAAAGGTTAATATGAGAAAAAAGCCAACTATTAAAGATTTCGAGATAGGATCTTTCGCTGAGAAAGTCTGCGAAGGTGGTGGAAATTCAAATTCTGCTGGTGGAACTTTAACTCCTGTTTTTATGGAAATGATGAAGAATTTAAAACCAGAATGATAATAACATCATACCAACAGATTGAAAAACTTATAAATCCATCAAATTCTTTGGATGTAAATGAATTTGAAGAGATAACTCTTAAATTTGGATCTTACATAAGTATATGCCAAAATAAAAAATTAAATTTTTTAAATTTACTCAAATTAATTATTGAAGACAAGGAAATTCAAAGACTATATTGTGATCTTTTAGGTGAGTATAACTTACAGTATGTAATAAAAACATACATCGACAATATACCTGGTTTTTACAAAAAAATATTTCGTTCAAAATTTAACAAGTGACCGATATAACAGAAAAACAAAAGCAAATATACAATTGTTATTTGAAATTTTCTAGGAATGGTGAACCATACAATCCAAGAAAAAATTTTGATAACATCAATACATCTACAAAGATAGATTTGTATAAACTGGAGAATTTTTTTAATAAATTTAAACATATAAATTTAAATTTTTTCTTTGAATCATTCTCATTCGTTTATCCTAATGAGAAATATCCTCCATTATCCTTTTTTACATCTAGGAAAGCAATAAAATGTTTCTCTTTATATAAAGATCATAAAGAGAATTTGTCACCAGACTCACAATTGGATGAAATAAAAAAAGGTATTATATTTTTAGGTTCTTTTTGTTTAAGGGAAAAAATTCTTTTGTATGATTATATAAAACACAAGACTCTTTGTATGCCGACATGGGTGAAACATTATAAAGAAAGCAATATAAACATTTACTCTTTGATTGCATTAGGATTTTCTACAGAATTATTTCTTTTAGAAGAGGATGAAAAACAAATATGGGTTCCAAATCTAATAAAAAATGTAGAATCTTATAAAATAAGATTCAATAATTGCCAATCAAAGACAAAGATGATTTTATGGGCAGAAAAAACAAAAGATTTTGTCAAAAATAATTTGACATACACAAAAAAATAAACTAAGATCATAATCTGAAACATATGAACAAATACACAAGCAATCTATTCGAATCCATCAAGGATGCACTCAACAAAAAAGCACCAACTGAAAGCAGTTTTAAGGATTTCCTTAAAATGGAATCAGGTAAAACTTATGTTGTTAGACTTCTCCCAAATCTAGAGGCTCCAGACAGAACCTTTTTCCACTATTACCATCATATGTGGAAGAGTGTTGTTTCAAACAACATGATTTCTTTCCTTTGCCCAACAACATATGGAGAAAAATGTCCTATTGAAGAGTATCGTTCAAGAGTATATCGAACAAAGGATGAAGCAGAGATCGAAAAGACAAGACCAATTAAAAGAAACGAAGCTTGGTTAGCAAATGTTTATGTTATTAAAGATCCAACCAATCCAGAGAACGAAGGAAAGGTAAAAATTCTTAGATACGGTAAACAATTGAGCAAAATTATTACAGATGCAATATCAGGAGATGAATCTGATGAATTTGGACCAAAGGTTTTTGATTTAACAGAAAATGGTTGTAATTTTAAGATCAAGGTTGAGCAAAATGAAGGTGGCTATCCTACATATGTTAGCTCCAAGTTCATGTCTCCATCTAAAATTGATGGTGTTGGTGATATTGATGAGATTTATACACAAGTTAATGATCTTGATAAGATTTTTACACATAAATCAAACAATGAGATTAAAGAATTGTTGGATTTTCACTTTTTAGGTCTTGAGAAGTCATCTCAAGTAGACCAAGAACCTTCTAATATTAACGAAGAAGAAAATTATGACAGTTTTGCAGAGATTAAATCAAGCGCAGGAGTTTTTGAACCAAAAAAGAAAGAAAAACAACAAGAATTAGATGATCTTGATGATGCCGATGCTAAAATTGAAGAAATTCTTAAAGATCTTTAATATTATGCCTGTAAAAAAGAAAGAAAGTGAAATTTTTTACGTCCATAAAAATGTTTCTGATTGCTCTCTGCACCCAACGATGATTGGGTGCAGAGATATTTTTGTTAATATCAAGGTTTTTAACAAAAACGGAGATGCTTATAGCTCTCCCTGTCATTTAAATGTTGAAACTGAGTTAAACAACTCAACAAATGGAGTAAATCTAAGCAAAATATCTGATTATTTCTTATCAAGAACCTTTTTGAATATAGAAAATTTATTTACGGAAGTAGAAGATAAGTTTTTAACCGAATTTAAAACAAAAAAAATAAATGTTAAGATTGATTTTCCATATTTTTCAACAAAACAAACACCTGTTTCTAATAAAAAGTGTTTGTATAAGTATGATTGTTCATTTTATTTGAACATTGACAATCAAGAAAAGCATTATTTTGTTGAAGTAGTTCTTCCTTACTCATCTTTATGTCCAACTTCAAAGGAAATATCTGATTATGGAGCACATAATCAGAGAGGAAGTGCCTTGTTTAAGGTTGAAATTGATAATTTGTTTAATAAAAAGACATTTTGGATAGAAGATTTGATTGATATATTAGATTCATCGTGTTCAAGTCCTGTTTATAATTTAACAAACTTACAAGATGAAGCATATCAGACAGAATTGATGTATGAAAATGCTCTTTTTATAGAAGAAATAGCACAAAATGCATCTGATAAACTAAAAAATATAGCGAAAGAGAAGGGTATTAGGGGGTTTTTGATAGAGCTTTCCCAAAAAGAAAGCATAAACACATACGAAAATTTTGTTAAAATAGAATACGGAGTAAAATAAAATGATAAACGAACAAGAAGAAGCTATGGAAGCAGCACTTTTGGCTGGTATGGTTAAAAGTAAAATGAGAAACATTGATTCTTTAATGGAATCAAGACCAGATGTTCCAGCGGATAGGATTAATTTGCATGAATTTGTTAGAAATGCTAGACAACAACAGACACCATCGCAAGTGAGTGATCAAAATTATCAAATTCACACATTACCACCAACCCAAAGTATTCCGGTTCAGCATAATTCATATGTTCAGCCACAAAATGTTTCAAATACAAATGTATATAATGATTTGGAGTCAGATATTAAAAATATTAATACAAATTTAGAAAAAATTAATAATAATTTAACAAAATTAACAGGAATGTTTGGAAAAGTCTTTCAAAATCTTAATAAGACTAATCAAAAATGACAAGTATAACTCTTGAAAAAAACTTTCTTCAAAGATTTTTAAAAACTATAGGTAGATTATGTGATAGTTGTACTATTAAAATAGAAGATGATCAATTTTATTCTATAAGTTCATCATCAGATAATATAGTAATTCTTTATATAAAGGGAATTCTTCCAGAAAAACAAGAAACTCCATATAAATTGAATATAATTGATATTCAAAGGTTTTTATGTGGATTAGACTGCTTGGATTCGAAATTTATTGAATTAATAGTTAATGAAAACTATATAAAGTGTCAAACAAAAGAAATTCCGGACAAAACACACTTTAAATATCATTTAGTTGATGATAGTGTCATGTCAAAAACACCGTTTAGTCTGAAAAAAATTTCAAGTTTAGTGTTTGATACAGAATTTTCCATACCATTACATTGTCAAAATAAAATAATGTCTGCTTATTCATTTTCTCCAGATGTATCAAAGATATATTTTAAAGAAAATGATGGATCAATCTTTGCAGAAATTAATGATTTAACACAATATAATAAAGATAGTGTTGAATTTAAGGTATCTGATAGTTATATTGGTGATTTAATAAAACAACCAACCCCGATAAGCATAGAATTGTTTAAAAATTTAATTTATACAAAAAACAGTAGTATAAATGTAAAAATAAATAATGAATATAAGGTTTTTGTCTTCAATGTCAAAGAAGATGATTTTATTGATGTAAAATATATAACATCAGCACTTGTTAAATAATATAATAATAATAATTATTAACATATGGCAAAAATTAAAATAACAACAGTTAGCTATTTTCTTAAAAGATTAAGAGATAGTGGTTATGTTGCTGACAAGTTATACACAGACTATGGAGAAAACGATTCTAGAAGCTGGTCAGTAATTGTTGATCCAAAGATAACATCAATAATAATAACATGTTTTAATAATAAAAATTTTTTAGGGGAAGAATTTTTTGAAATTAATGATGGAGGTCAATACATTCCTGAAAATTTTAAAATTAAAACATCGTCAATAGAAGTTGTTATTGAATACTTGGTTAAATTTAATATTAATAATAAATCTTCAACATACAAGGGAAAATAATAATGCCTTCAAATAACAAAAAAAGAACAAAAAAGCCACAACAAATATCATCTACAACGTCTACATTGTCGTCTATGGACAAAATAGAAGATACAGAAAAAAAATTATATGATGCTTTGAATACTGTGGAATTAAAAAGAAGTATGGATAAATGGCTAAAAACCAACGAAGGTAAAAATTCTGTTATTATACGAGATTTAACAATTCTAAAAGGAATTATCGAAGAATACTTGAACAGCTTTATTGTAATGGGATATACATTAGAAGGAGAAAGAGTAATTTTACAAAGTTATAATTCTCCAAAAGATAAAGATGCATTGATGGAATTCCTTAAAAATGTTTTTATACAACATCATCAAGGTGAGGTTGAATAATTATGAGCAGTTCTAATAAACCACTAAATCCAGACGTATGTGAAATCCCAGCACTTCCTGATATATCAAAATATCCAGATTTATCAAACCCAAAAAATTTTACAGTAGAAAATATAACACCATTTATTTGTGAAGTTATAAAATTAGCTAAAAGAGATGATGTTGATCCTGTCTTAATACCTGGTCCTTCTGCTTTTGATATAAGCCCTTGGATTGATTCATTAGTAAACTTAACCGATGTTGGTGATCCTAGATTAAGTCTAGGTGAATTAATGAAAAGAACATTAGATAAATACAAGCCACTTCTTGAGGCAAAGCTTTCAATACTTCAAGACGGATGTAGAATAGAAGATGATATAATATGTGATCCTTCTGGAAAAGAAGTTTATAATGTAAAAGAAATTTGTGGACAAGGTGGGTTTGATATTAATGATATCAATGAAGAAATAACACTGGAAAGTTTAAAAAAATTTACATACGATATTTGGAATGAAAAATTAAATAAAACCGCTGAAGATTTTTCTGAATTTATAAAGAAAAATTATCTTAATAAAGGTTGGGATGTAGAATTAATATCATATAGTACAGGTGATCTAGAAAGAATAAAATATGGAAGAGAAATTCCATTATTTGTAGTAAAAGTTCAAAATACAAAAAAAGAAATGAAATATTTTAAATATTATTTTGATTCAAGAAACATTGTTGCAACTAAACTTAATTTAAAGATACAGATTAAAAATGTTAAGGATATGAGATCATCAAATGATATGGACCTAGTTGATGCTCTTACTGGTCCATTTTGGCCAAAAATGATAGATTAATCACAAGGAGTTTCATCTACCGTCAAACGAACATTACCATCTTTTTCATATACTACTTTAGTGTTGTTTTTATTAATAACAGTACCGTTAAATCCTTTTAAATCATTTTCTAAACCAAAGGAGTTTAATTTACCTTTTCTTCCACCAGAAGAACCAGCCCAACCACCAAAACCACCACAACCAGCTAATGATTTCGGTCCACCTTCCGGTCCTAATCCATTTTTTCTTGCTCTTGTAGGAACCTCGTTTGGTTCAACAGCAGAACCATTTACCCCAGCAATATCATCGTAATATGTACCTTTTGGCATAATATAATCATGATGATGTGGTTTGGGATCTTCCATATGATTGTGTGCAAAGT